TCAGTCGCGACAGGATTGTTTTTGATCAAGTCTGACGCCCAGAATATTTTGCGCAGTTCCTCTTTTTGGTTCTGCAAATCCATCCACGGGCGGTAGAATGAGCAATTTTCTTTTCCGTGACGAGGAAATGCGCATTGCCCTGTGGCAACGCAGGCCACTTGCAACATCGGATCGGCCCAAGGGTGCATCTGGATCACAAGCTCGCGCATGGCACGGAACACGCGCTGATATTCGCCTGCAGTTCTTGTGCAAAGGCGCGTTTTCGCCGTATCACTCAACGTCCGCAGGTTGAATTTGGCCTTGATTTTTGTTTCCATGTTGGACGGAAGGATTGCGCGGGCGTCTTGAAGCTGGACGCCTGCCGCGAGTAGCTGTTGATAGTGCGCGTCAGCATCGGCCACGCCGTCCCAGAACAACTGTGCTTGGGACTCGGTCAAGCCTTCTGGAGCGACCACTCCGTTACCAGTCATATCCAAGGCCCGACTGGTTTCCTGCTGGTATGAGCCTGTGCGAGTCCGCACAAATTGATGGGTGAAATTTTTGCTGACGCCTTCAATTTCAAAGATGTAGTCAACAAACTCGAATGGTGACCGGATTGTATCCAGCATGTAATTCCAGTGATCCCACTTTTCCTGCTCGGTCATCGTCGCCGGGTCTTGCCCGCGCATACGGGTGGACTTTGTCCCTATTAGGAGTTCCCAGGCGTTTGGTGTGCTGCTGATTAGTTTGACTTTCATTTCTATTCCTTTCTAGTTTGCTGAATGCGTATTATGCTTGACGACTAATGGATAGTCAACTGTGCCAACCTTCAGCCTCTTTGATGAGCGCTTTAAAAGCGACAATCGATTTGCTACGCATCTCGCTTCGATTGTCCGTCAGGAATTGGCGCAGGCGCATGTGCGGTTCAACAACTGCCTTGCGCACGATTTCTGAATTATATCCACGGTGACTCTGTATTACTTTAGCATAAGTGGCATTGACGACTATGACATTTGTCATACCATGCTTAACAAGCTGCTCAAGTTCATCCTGTGACCGAGCAACTACCGCACCAGGGTGCCTCTTGATGAAAGCCTGATAGCAAGCCTCTTTGACTAGCTCAGGGCAACTGTAGTTGGCGTACTCCAAATCCTTGGAGCCTTCCTCCATCAACTTTGCCACCGTAAGTGGCAAGCCGGTATCAAACCACATATCTTTGGTGAGCCACTGCAGGTCAAAACTTGACACCGTTTGGCGATCACGCTCAAGCGTCAAGAATTCCGGTTTGACGTTGTATCCATAATCCAGGCCGGTTTCAGACACAAACAATCCGTTGATGTAAAGTTTTCCTGGACGCTCAAGCAGAATATCGCCTTGTCTTACTCGGTGGAATGCGCCGACATCGCCCTGCAGCTGCAGTGTATTGGCGCGCACCTTTTCGATTGTCTCAATTGGCAGGCCGCGCACCATGAATGTGATCCCTTGCGGCTTCCACTCGTCATCCTTTTCTTCAGTGATCGTCAGCACATCTTCGTTGAAAACTTCTGACCGAGTGAAGGATGGAGTCCACGTGACACCAGAGTGATATATGACAGCATCGATACCCTCACGCGCCAAGACCAGCAAGGCTATCTTATAGCCTTCACCGAACGAGCCAATGGAATGGACATCACCTGCCTTGCTGGTGCAACCTAGTAGTAGCGTGCGCGGTTCTAGGCTTGCTCCTGGACTATCGATACGGATTGTGGCCGTTGCGCCGTCAACTTCAGGATCATAGTCGGTGTCGTTCTCGTCAGGATGATAGTGGCCGTCATCATCATCTGGCGGATCAATGGTTATGGTTGTGTTCAAAACGCCATGGCCATAATCCAAAGCATTTTGGATAATTTCGCGGATGGCTTCAACAGGAGTCCAGTCGCGCACGTAATCTCTCGTCAGAGGCAGTTCATATGTTTTCATTCTTTACTTTCTGAGTTTAAACTCCACGATTCAAAACCGATGTAACTGACATCACGAATCCTCCCAAATGACGACGCCTAATTCGATCATGGGTTGGTTCCACTTTTGCACCTTGCCGCAACACAGGCACTCACGGACTGATGGAGAGTGCTTCACGCCGCGATGTTTGTATTGCCACTTATGGACGCCGATGATGCACAATAGTCGTCTTTTCATTTCAACCTCATATCCGTCAGTCTGTGTAGCAACTATGAATCAATTGCAGTGACTAGTCAAGCACTTTATTTCAATTATTAATTGTAAAGCGCTTGACTAATAACTTATCGACCAGCCAACGCTAGATCGCGGCCATAGGTGCTTGCCGCCATTAGCTTTTCGACCATAGCTATATCCTTTACGACATCGTCAAGCAGGATGTTGCGCCAAGTGGCAAAACGACCGATTGAGAATACATTGAAATCCCGCGTCAGTTCATACAAGATGGCTTCGCGCTGTGCACGCGGGACTTCTACGATCTTGCCGTACTTCTGATCAACCGCGCCCAAGTCTTCCAAGTCGGCATAATCGATGCCAAAGGCAGCAGTCACCATGTCAATCTCCAGGTCTGCCCCCATACCCCACGAAAATTCAAACAGAGGTGCGCCAGTCATCGACTCTACTATGAGCAAGTCTCCGGTGATGCTGGCGCGGAATGCCCTTAGAGACTCTTCAGGAAAATATATCGTTTGATATGCCTGCGTCCCTTTTGGCAAACGATACCGTGCAACACGAATCGGACTTTTGGCAAACTCGAATTTGAGCTCATCCATGCCGCACGCCTTCATCATAACCGGCAAGGGAATTGTACTGATCAATTTATTATCGTTGCTCAGTGTGACGCGATTGACTGGCGTTGACCAATCAATCCGGTGCGCGTGGCGGTCGCAGAGTTGATCGTAGAAGTTTTCCGGTGCGATGTAGCGTTTGACGGTTTCTAAATCCCAAATTGATCTGCCGTGGATAGTACCGGAAACCTTGCGCGAATACATATTTGCCATGGCAATAGAACAGCGGTGGTGCGCCTCTCCGTGGAAGCTGATTTCCTTGTGCACGGTCACTTCTTGGAACGGAATCCCGGTCAACTCAGCAACGGCCTTATCCCGAAATCGTAATAGTGCCTTGTGCTGTTCAACTCTTGGGCCTGCTTCGTATATGTGAGCGTCTTTTATACGGCAGGCGGCGATCAGTCCGGCAAGTCCTGCGCCGATGATGTGTTTATCTATCATGTCACCTTCATTCTCAGTTATTCTGTAAAAAGCCCATACGAATATGGGCTTTTCAATACAATTACAAAGCGTGCGTAGATCAGGCGGTCGTTGCTGCTGTCCAGGCGGTCGTTGCTGCTGTCGTTGCTGCTGTCGTTGTCGAGTCGTCGCCGCCGCCTGTCGTTGCTGTCGTTGCTGTCGTTGCTGTCGTTGCTGTCGTTGCTGTCGTTGCTGTCGTTGCTGTCGTTGCTGTCGTTGCTGCCACGACAGGCGGCGACGACTCGACAACGGTTCGTGCTTGGTTGACCAGTGCGATAAGTGTCGTTTGCACGGCGGCGCTGATGTTGTTTTCGGTGTTGATGATTGCCGCTTCGATGCTGTCCAGGATCGGCAAGGCGGGGTGCGCCGCGTTGTCGGCCTGCTCCTTTGCAAATTCGGCTTGATCGGTGGCAAGTACGCCTTCGGCGTCTTGTGCACTGGCTTCGGCAGCGTTCACGGCGTTTTGGGCAGACTTGACGGCAGCGACGTCAGCGTCAATTTGAGATTGTTGCAGTTCCATTTGGTTTTCCTTTACGGTAATAGTTGAGATACGGCCAAACTGGGGCAGCAAGGCCAGCAGATATTGTACTACCAAGCCTTGCTACTTACACCGGGATTTACGCCGCCTTGTTGTCCGCCTTGCTGTCCGCCTTGTTGTCCGCCTTGCTGTCCGCCTTGCTGTCCGCCTTTTCACCTTCTTTCACTGCGGGCTTCGGTTCGTGGGTGACGAAGTCCAGGTGGCCCATCTCTTCCAACTTGCTCAAATACGAACGGATGTTCGTGCCGTACAGGATCGACTTACAAGCAGCCTGCAAGTGTTCAATGCTGACTTCCTTCCCATCGTGGTGGTGTTGCTTGATGTGTGCCAAAACCTTGCCGCGCACTGACAACTCTTGCGGGCTGCTGATGCCCGTTCCGGTGAAGCGGATGTGCGTCGCTTTTGCACGACGACCGTCAGCGGGCTTGTGAGCGGCTTTGCGGTCGGCAATTGCCTTGGCACGTGCTTCGGCTTCGGCTTTGCGTTTGGCCTTGACAGCGTCGGTGGCTTTCTTGGCTTCGTCGGCCTTGGCTTGCTTTTCGGTTTCGCGCTGCAGCTTGGCGGCAGCAGCGTCGGATTCTTTTTTGGCCTTGGCTTCGGCAGCTTCTTTTGCCTTCAGTTCGGCTTTGGCCTTGTTGGCTGCGTCGCGTTCGGCTTCTTTTGCCTTGGCGCCAGCGGCGCGTTGCTCTTCCGCCGCCTTCCGCTTGGCTTCGCGTTCGGCTTTGGTCTTCAACTTTTCCGCATTACGTTCCGCTTCCTTCTTGGCACTCTCGACTTCTTTCAACTTGTTGGCTTCTTCCCGCTTGGCATCTGCGGCCTTTTTGTCGGCAGCGCGCTTTTCTTCTGCTGCTTTCAATTCGGCTTCTTTGGCCTTTGCCTTTGCGGCCTTTTCGTCTGCGGCCTTTTCGTCTGCGGCCTTTTTGTCTGCGGCCTTTTTGTCTGCGACGATCTTCTTGTCAGCAACGGCCTTGTCGGCTGCTGCTTTTTCGGCCAACGTCTGTTGCTTGTGTGCGGGTGCGTTCATGTTCGTTCTCCTAATCAGGTTTAATGGTAATCGGTATAAAGGGCAATGCTGTGAATAGAATTATGCCTGGGATTGAATTTTAAGGCAACCGTCGCCAGCAGTTAGTTTATTTGCTGCCGGTGCCTGGTGGGTTTCTCATAGCAACGGCAGCAAATTCATCTATTCACTTCTAAGTATGGTCACTTGCTCGATAGCGCGGGTGATTGCAGTGTACATCATCTTGGAGTAGTCGCTGCCGCGCATCATCTCTTCAATGATCAGCACTTTATTCCACTCAGACCCCTGCGACTTGTGAATTGTCAAGGCGTAGCCGTAATCAAACCCGCCGATACTTTTCATAGCTGCCGTTCGGACTTCATAGTCACGGTCAAACGAAAGAGGATTGAACTTCGCTGTGCGCCGTTTGCCGTCAGTCAACGACTTCAAGTCAACCACCATGGTGCAGTCGTCACTGTCGTCGCGCTCCTCTGAGCCAACCTCCCGATATCCAAAGACGATGCCTTGTTCCCCGTTCATAATTCCGTATCCGTGCTGGTTAAAAGTGCAGACAATCTTTTCACCAACTTGCGGCAAATCGCCTGAGAATCCAAGCAGAGAGCGCATACGCGTGTTTGTCCGGGTGCGCGTATTGTTGAATGAACAAATCACCTGCCCATCCTCTCCCGCGTGATCGATATAGTCTTGATTCGTCAGCGCCGCCCGTACCCGAACATCAGCATACTCCCGTAGAGGCAAGCGGCTGCCGTTACGAACGAACATAGACGCCCGAACGATATTTGATTCGGCCTCCTGCCGCATTATGTCGGTCAGCAGAACGTCCACATTGGCTTCGGTATAAGCCGCTGCAGCTTTTACAGGCGGAATTTGCCCGATGTCGCCCAGAGCCAATACGGGGATTCCATGGCTGAGTAGTTGCTTGTTATCGTACTCGCCAATCATCGACACTTCGTCGCATACCACCAGCAACGGGGTTTCCTCTAGAACGCCTTTGCCGATGAATATCGGATCGCCTTCTTCATCCTCGCCACGGATATTGTAAATGAACTGGTGCATCGTCTTAGCAAGCTTGCAGCCCTTCTGGCGAAGTCGGCTAGCGGCCTTGCCGGTAGGCGCGATGAAGACGACGCGGTGCTCAGGCGCGCACAAAGCGGCAATGAACTTGGCCACCGTAGTCTTGCCGGTTCCGGCAAAGCCCGCCAGAAAGAACACTTGCTTGCGGTGCTTACGATCTTGCCATCCCTTATACCAGGCAACGGCCTCTGCAATGGCGTGCTTTTGTTGGCCGTTGAAATCGGCTTCGGTGATTTGAGTCATGACTTACCAAGCTTCGCATCTCGCACCGCTAGCGCAATATCGCCGTCCATTGCAGCGCGATAGTCGTTATACATCATGGCAGAATCGTTGCGCCTTTTGTCTTCCAGCACAGCTTTGGCAGCGCGGTATCCAGGAGTAGCGGCAAGGACTTTGTTGTGCGCCGCGACCTGATCCTGGTACGCCTTGATGTCAACCAGCAGTTGCAAGCGCTCTTCATGAACCATCTGGTCTTCGGTCGGCACGTAGCCATAGAACCAGTTGAGAGCGTTGTTGACAAAGACCGCGATCTTCTTGACACGCGGCAGCTGGACGTTTTGATACGGCACGTTGCGGATAATCCTGCTCATTTCGACCCTTTCGGCGAAGTTAGTTGGCACCGGGCAACGACTTGCACGGTGCCAGAGTCATACGCTTGCTGCCGAATCTCAGCAACAAGCTTGTTGGCCTTGATAGTGGCCTCTTTCGCGGCAGCGGTGCAAGCCGATTCGGTCGGGAAGTGCCCTAGTTGATGCACATCGGTATAAGTTCCGGTGTGCAGGGTGAGGACGTAGACCGTCAGAGTAAGAGTGAACATAGTTGAATCCTTTCTATTCTTTCTATTGGTAATAGCGTGTATGATAATTCGCAACACGCGCAAAGGCAAACTATTTTTGTGGCGATTGTGAATTGTGAGTGCCCAAAATAATTCTCTTTAGGAACTAATAAAACCACAAACAAGGAGACTTATAATAGCCTTCCGATTAATCCACACTTAGAAAGAAACAGAATGGCGTCAAAAGAATTGCAAGCCGCTGAAGAATTCCTGAGAGAACTTGGCAGAGGCATATCGGATGAAGAAAGAGTTATGGCAGGGTACGCGTCAGAGGCTACAGTCCAGACAGACGCCACCGGCAAAAAGCAAAATTCTGGCTGGTGGCCCACCCCTTATAAAGAAGGCAAGTATATCAACGAGAATGCGAACTGCTACGTTTGCATCTCCTCTTCAATCAAAACGCCCAACCCCAAAACGGGCGAACTGCGATACTGGCGCGGCGAATCAAGCTTCGGGAACGGCCTGGCACTAATGGTTGACGATATCGGTTCAGGGAAAGGCAGCAAGGGCGGGCTGACGATTGAGCACTTCAAAAACATCTGCGAGCCAACGGCCATCGTAGAGACTTCGCCAGATAATTATCAAATATGGTACTTTCTGGACACGCCTGAGCCGTCGCTTATCCGCTTCAAATCGTTCCTGGGCTGCTTCGTGGCTCACGTGCTCCAGAAAGGCGGCGACAACACCATCAAGGATATAAGTCGCTACGGTCGCATGCCTTGCGGGATCAACAACAAACGACACAGCATGGACGGCCCGTATAAGTATCCTATTACCGATGCCAGGGGCAAGGTCGCGCCCTATCGTGTCCAAATCCACAGCGCCGACTATTCCAGGCGCTACTCCATAGAGGCGATTGCCCGCACCTTCGGCTTCGAGATAGTCCTGCCCGTTCGCCGTGAAATGGCTTTTGACGAGACAGAATACAAATTCGACGCGGTGTGGTTGCGTATGGCAGAAAGCATCCTGAGCAAAGGCAAACTTGGCGAAGGCTCTGGCGGCGATGTCGTAATGAACATGAGCGGGAAGTTCAGAATTAAATGCCCATGGGGTCACGAGCACACCAATGGCGACCCCTACGGCGCGTATTTCCGTGGCCCAATTCCCGGTGCTGAAGTGGAGTTTGTCTTTGGATGCGGGC